GCATCTTGTCCTGATGAATTTTGCAGATAAATATGAGTACCTTTAATAAATAAACTGCCTGTTGCATTGCCCTCACTAATAAAGCTATGTGTCCCATCTGAATAAATTTCAAGGTCAGAGCCACCACCGAATATGGCTTTACCATTATCTGCGAAGTTAGCATTGCCAGTTATGCTGATACCTGTGGTTAATGTGGTTAGTTTTTGTGAGCCGTTGTTGTATAAAGTAACTGCACCATCTGGAACAGCAAATATCATAGTTTCTGAGTTGGTGCTATTGTTTACTACAAATCTATTTGCGAGTATCTTTATATCACCTGTTCCTTGGTCACTAATATAACTACTGCTACCATCATGGTAAATCTGCAGGTCAGATCCAGCACCAAATACGGCTTTGTCGTTGTCACCGAACCCTAAGTCGCCTGTCATTGTATCGCCAGTAATACGAACAAATCCTGTACTTGTATCAAAGGCAGTCTTTAGCTCATCAAACGTAATTGCTTTTGTTTCATCAGCAGTAATATCAACTACAACAAACTCATCTGCACCAGCTAAGTCAGCTCCAGTAATATTAGTTAGTTGTGTTATTTTCTTATCAGCCAAGTTCTTATTCCTTTATATCACAGCTTCTACAGCTTCAAAAGAGATACCGTAGATTGACGCATTATTGATTGACCATGAAGTCATATTTGTTGATAGTCTAAAGACCCCTTTAGGGGAATTAAATACTACAGTTGTACTAGTGTAGTCAGATCTAAGTGAAGGCCAAATCTCTATTGTTCCGTCACCATCTTGATCTAACAGTACCTGATGTAACTTAGAACTTGATCCAGAACCTAACTGTATGTAATCACCAGCCTTAAGAGTACCAGTCATAACTACAGAAGCAGTTTCATCTCCAGCATCACCAGTCAGTACACATGAACTTACTGTACCTTGTGGTGTAGCATAGTCAGGATCTCCTAGTAAGAATGTACCAGATTGACCTTTAAGTCCTACTAACATAGCTTTCCACTCAGCCGCCTTATCTCTGTGTACCGAGGGAATACTGACTGACGCTTCCCACTTTTGACCACCGTGAGAAATAATCTGTTGTTTGTATGTAAAAGGTGACTGTGATACAGCTACAGCATTAACAGCCCTAAGCTCAATGCTCTCAATACCTATCGTAGTTGGTGTAGCTAGTGGATAGCTTAGTGCCATGTTATATTCCTTATAAGTCTAACCGAATGTAGCTTTCATTGTGCCGCCTCTACGACGATCATTTATAATCTCAGATTTAGTCATTTGAGCAATCTTAGGAGCCGCTTGAGCTATTATCCTCTTAACGCTATCGTCTCCATTAGCAGAGAAGTTAAAGTTCTGTACGACAGTAGTTGTAGCTCCACCTTCCATCTGTACTCCTAACTTACCGTTAGCTCCACGTTTAAGTGGCATGATAGCTTCAGGTCCAGCTTCTCCCATTAGTCCAGTTCTACCACCAGTCATAGGGAATGTAGTAGGACTATTAACTACTCCACCATCAGCAAAAGGTCTAATCTGAGGGGCAGGTGAAGACATGCCACCACCCATAGCACCTTGTATAGCACCAGAGATAGACTGAACCATTTGCTCTACAACAAGTACTTGATACAACTGTGATATTATATCTCTAGCCATATCTCTAAAGGCATCTTTAACTGATTTAGTCCCATCAACCATAGAAGTAAAAGCATCACCGAAGGAATTAGCAATACCGTCTGCAAACTTCTTCTGTTCTTTTTCGATCTCTTTTGTTGCTTTTAGTACATCCTTGTTAATCTTATTTTGTAGTTTAGCACGTTCTTTAAGTGCTTCCTGATGTGCTTTTTCCGCTTCTATTTGTCTATATGTACGAAGCTCTACTTCATGCATAGACTCAAGTAATTTTACAGCGTCGTGACGTTGCCTTTCAAAGCCACCTAATCCAGCTTTCTCTAGCTCTATTAGTAACTTTCTAACTTCAAGTTCCTGTTTTGCTATAAATAACTTTTCGCCTTCTAGGCCTTCTAACTTAAATACTTCATGAGCCTCTTCTACAAGGTTTCTCATAATTCTTTCACGAAGTCTTTCTTGTTCCTTCAGTAGGTCAAGTCTTTCTTCTTCTCTTCGGATACCTTCTGTCAGTGCTACATTGGTTTCTAGTTCCGAATCTAGAGCTTTAAGTTGCGCTTTTAACTTCTCTAATTGACCTTCATAACCTTCAACTAATACTTTTCCGCCTTTTGTAACAAGTCTATCGCCCATTTGAAAACCGCGCCTTTGGGTTCTATCACCTCTTTGGGCTTTCTTCTCTTCTATGTCTTGTATTGCTAACATTAACTTAGCTTTAGCAACAGACTTAATACTATTAACAAGTTGAAAGTTTTCTAACCTTAAGTCTCTAGTCTTTTCTGCGGAAGTTTTCATTGCATCTTGAAATGTAACTAGGGCATCTATACTAGCATTAGTAGCTTTCCTAGCCTCCATAAAACTACGAGCTAACATAGTACCAACAGCAAGTGAGATACCTATTACAGCACCAGCGACTCCGGGCAAAAGCCCTGCCAACTGAGTACCCTGTTGACCAAATGCAACTAGAGCAGATGTACCAGATTGCACTTGAACAAAGAAGTCACCTACCTGATAACCAACCTGTTGAGCATACATCCCAAATCTGTTAGTTGACTTACCAGCCATGTTAGTAGCTTGAGCCATTCTTAATTGGTCGTCAGTTAACTTTCTTACAGAAGCGGAATATGTACGAACTTCAGAGTTGGCCTTCTTATAAGTACCACCAAGTTTAGATAAAGAACCAGCTTGTTTATTTAACTCTGATGCATATCTAGAAGATGTAATTTGACCCTTACGAAGAGCTTGCTCTATAATAAGTATATTACGCTCATATTTCTTTTGTTCTTTTTGCGCTCTAATTAAGTCTCTATCGTCAACCCCAATTACAAATCTTAAGTCATCCATTCACTGTACCCATATAAACTGTATCGACACGTTTAATTGCTGTTACTTCCCAAGGGGAAATAGGTGTCTCAGTCAGTTCCTTCCATGCTTTAATTTGTTCATAAGTTATCGGGTTAGGGCCAGAGAATCCAGCACTTCTAGTGTTGCTTAATGTAATAAAGGCAGACCAGACATGCGCCATTAGCGGTGGAAAATGTGTCGGGGGTTCCAGTGCTTCAGGTCTACGTCCAATCTGCCTTTCTACTTGTTCTAAATGTTCACGTTGTGTAGTGCCATCCTTATCAGGTTGATTGAGCTTAAACTGATGTTCAGCCCATTCGCATAACTGATGAGTTAGGCTTTCGTAAAATCCAGAGAGTCTGCAAGTGCCTCCTCGATCTGATCTTTAATCCAAAAAACCTCGTCATAAATCTTTTTAGCTTTAACAATAGAGAGTTTAGGTTGTTCTTTATTGTAAGTTATGTTCCACTCAGAAGTTATCTTGGATAACATATCAAGTGTTGCTTCTTCCATCTCTTGAGAAGTTATATCTGTAGTCTTATTACCTTGCATAGACTTAAGACGTTTGTTTGTTTGTTCGTGAATTAACTCTTTGTACTTTTTAGAGTGACTAGCAAATACTACAATAGTCATATCTGTATTATCATCATTCTTAAGTACAACACCAGTGTTGGGGTGCTTTAACTTTACTTCTACAATATCACTTGTAGGTTTTAAATTCATTAAATCCATGTCGAGTTCCTTTCGGGAGGTATCGGGTAGTGTATATAAGTGTGGGAACTTCCGACCCGACTCAGAAGTTCCCACTAACCTTAGCTAAGGTGTTACGTTATGAAGGTCGTGTGATCTTCAAGTTAGTTGCTTCAGTTGCGTCATATAGAGCAACAAAAGACATGCTAATCATTCGGCTTGTAGGTCCATCTACGCCAACATCAGCACTGTTTATTTTTACTTTAGGGAACTGGAATGTGTAAGCGTTAGAACCTGTAGGATCGTTAACTGATACTTCAATCTCTGTCTCTGTCTCATTAAGGAAACGGTTAATTAATGCCGCATCTTCAAAGTAAGCTGTTAGTGTACCTTCAACTTCTGCTCTACCATACTCTAATGATGGTGCGCTATCATCTCCGATTACGAAGGTAGGTGCGAAGGAATTAGTTAGTGTGAAGTCTAGTGCAGTTACGATAGCTACGTTAGAGGCTCCACCTACGTTACCAATACCAATGTCACCTGAGTAAGCATCAAATGGTGCGGCTCCAGAAGCGTCATCTTGTGTCTTCTCTGTAGCACTCATAGTCATGTTCTTACCTACCATACCGAAAGTAGTAGCTACCATCTGGTTAGGTGCGAGGGAAATAGCCATAGTGGAAACTGAACAACCTGTAAATAGTCTAGCTTGGTCAATATCTGCGGCGTAGTCTTCTATAGATAAGAATTTAGGTGCAACACCTACTTTAAGTACGTTAGTTGACCAAGCACTTAACATAGCTGATTCTAGCAGTTCGTCGTAGTCACCATCTCTCAGGTCTACAACAATGTCTCCACCTACTTGTCTGTTGCCGTGACGATCTACACGAGGCATACGGTCAGCTTGGATATCGTTACCAGCTACACGGTCTTTAGTTAAGTTTAAAGAGTGTGTGCTGAAAGGAAGGTTAGTAAAGTTGCCAGCAGGTGTCGTACCGAAAGTGCTTTCGACTATGTAAGACAAGCTGGAGCGTGAACCCTGTGCAAAGGCCATGATGTATTCTCCTAGTTATTTATAAATGTACCACCCGATATTAATCGGAACGTAGTACCAAGGGCTGTCAATCAAACCTTGTTGCCTTTCAGCATAGTCGATTGATAATTTAATTGTTTCTGATTGTGCGTTAGTAAACGATATATCAGTAGTAGCCGCAAAAGCGTTTATAACTTTATTAACGTAATCGTCTGCGGTTGACGGGCCATTACCTTCTGGTGCAAATACTGTAACAGCAAAAACACCTTGATATCTGAGTTGAGGGTTTAAGCCTCTTACAGCAGGTCTATTTAACGTAGGCAGGTACTGTACCCTAATAAAGCTAGTGCCTGTTGTCGGGTCAAATGCTACGTTCTCATAAGCAATATCTGGTAGGTTAGCCGTGTTTGAGATGTGTGTCTCAAGTGCGGCACGTATGTCACTGTGTATACTAGCCATAAATATTCCTTATCTGTGCGAACACTTTATATCCAGCTTTTCTCCATTTAGGTCCACCATTCTCTACGTCTCTAGCGTGAGGAGAACCATTAGTAAATACAATAGTACTCTTAGTATCGAAGTCAGTTATCTTGGCTATGTCAGAGTTTAGATTGCTTAAACTCTCTTGTCTCTTAGCTTCTGGATTTTGACCTTTAGGTTTGTTATCTGAAGACTTACCTCTTGGTCTACCTGCACCAACAGAATATGAGAAGGATGTAACATAAGCACCAGTATCAACTGGAGATAAGTTTACAGCAGTCCTAGCTATACTTTGTAGCCTCTCCTTAACACCATCTTCAATGAGGTTGTCAATCTTTCTCATCTTTTTTGATATAGGTGTATTTACTTTAATGTGAGATTTCATATCCTACTCCTGTACATCACATATGTAACACATAGCGACACCGTTAGAGAATATAGATATTGCTCTTGTTACTTTAACTGTATCTCCGTTACCTATGATTAAGTCATCAGGAAAAGGGTCTATGCTTGCACCAAGATAAGGGACTACACATTTACGTACACCTCTAATAACTTCTTCAGGGTTAGCACTAGAGTAGTCATAGAAGTAACCAGTAAAACTATAGTCAGTTGTAGATGAACCTACTACAGAACCTGTAGATGGGTTATAGCTACCCCCCGTAGTAATTTTACGTAGTGTTAGTGTTTCACCAAAGTCTTCAACTAACTTGAGTAAGTCAAATGCTCTAAAAGACATATGTTACTCCTCTATTCGTATTCGGGTGTTTGATAACTAGGTGGGTTCTTAAATCTATCTCTTCTGAAAGAGCCTTCAATGCGGTTAGTGTTTTGTCTTACAGCTTCTACTGTACTCTTAGTAATGCCACCAGCTAGTACCCCTACCGAAGCACCTGAAGTTTTACCTTGATACTCTAAGTTATCTGCTAGTGAGTTGTAGTGTGTAACTAAATCAGAGTAGTCAGCTTTTAAAGCTCCACTAAGTTCTGTGTTTACTTTTCTAGAATACTTAGATGCTATAGCTCTAGCAATCCAAGCTCCAGAGTAGTATACATTGTCGCCATTCTCCCCTAGAGAGAAAGTAACCTCTTCGTTTTGTACTTGCTGGTCAGTCGTGTCAGTATCACCAACCAATAGTCGTACTGTATTGAGACGACCAGAAGCCGTAGTTGTGTTTAGATCCGTTGGATCGTAAGACCAAGCCATTTAGTCGTCCCCTTTGTTTATTATTCTCCGAGAATATTATCTCTTATTTTATAGTAGTCTTCTGTAACCCAACGGTTGTTATTTAAGAACCGACGAATAAGACCTCGTTGCTTATCATCTATCTTTGACTTCTTGCACTTCTTAGTGTTAAACTCTGCTGTACTAGAGGTTCTACTCTTAACTTCA